TCTTTATCAGATTTGTCATCCAGCCCCCGCCAACAGCCCCGCCCCCAGCAGTAGCAGGACCGAATATGGCTTCACGTGCCAGCTGCCCCAGCATGTCGGACATTACACGTGATATACTATTGAATATACCATCGGCAAAATCTTTGAATGAAGTGAACTTGTTTGTCATTACGTCAAAGAACAGATTGGAAAAATTCTGCTCCATGGCATTTGCCGTGCGTTCTGAAAGTTCTGTCAAACCTTTAAAAGTTTCCTCGGCTTTTTCTGTGCCTTCTTCCCAAGGCGCATTCGCCAAGGCTTTATCCAGTTCCAGCAAAGAGCTTTCTTTTAAAGCTTCCTGATGTTTCTTTTCTATTTCAGCCTCTACTGAAAGAGTGTCTTTCAAGGCTTTATGGGCTTCCACCAATTTCAAAATCTGATTGTATTGTTCCGAGCCAATTTCAATATCATTCTGCCTTGCTAATGACATAGCCCGCTGTATTGTCTCTGACTCTTTGAGTAAATCAATTTCAAATTGTAAATCTGAAAGCACGTCTTTAAATTTGCTGGTGTCAACTTTGGGTAGTGCTGTTCCCTCAGATTTGCCAGATTTACTGACTGATTCTTTTTCAGATGCTTTTAGCCATTCAAGATATTTTTTACGATCTACCTTAATCGCATTGGTTGCATTAGTTGCATGTGAGACTAACCACTCACCTGTCTTCCAATCTCTTTTTCCAGTCAAAACATCAAGAATATTTTGGAATGCACCAGCAGCATCACGACTACTATCATCAATGTTCCCAAGATTAAGATTAAATTTTTTAAGCTGTTCATTCAAAAGCACCAGTGTACCTACAACCGCACCAGCTGTAGGGCCAAAGAGAATCTTGGTAATCAACCCAGCACCAGCAGCTTTTGCAAGTTCACCAATAAGCTTCAATGTTGGATATACCTCATCCAGGTGCTTTTTAACTTTATCCAATATACTTGGTAATTCCTTTACCCCTTTCACAAACTTTTGGATGTATACATTAATTACCTTCTGTAATTCTTCCCGGTGGTCTTTTAGATATTTCCCCCATTCAATAAAGGTATCTTTCAATTCATTCACAGCCGCTATAGCTTCCGGGCTGGTAGTGACAACAAAACCAAGCTCACGCTTGAAATCATTAAAGTAATTCGTCATGCGTGCCCAAGCACCACCAAATACTTCTACCTGAGCAGCCGCCGTGCCCCCGAATTCAGAAGCTAATTCATCCAGAATCAACCGCTGTGCTTCAAGATGTCGTCCGGCTTCCCATAACGTCTTTATCATATCCTTTTGCTGGTCTGTGAACTGTATACCAGCACGGGATAACGCACCGAGGTTCTGAACCGGAGCATTCAGCGCCTTCCCCAACTGAACAGCAGCGCTTCGAAGGTCTGTCCCCATGACAGTTGCCAAGTCCAGGACATACCCCATCGTCTCTTTGAATACGTCGCCCCGAATCTCTTTGAATGTCAGAATAATAGCTTCAGCATTCGCAACCATATCATCCCCGTAAATGGAAGCCGCCTCAAATGCTCCTGCCATATCCATTAACTCTCTTGCGGTGAATCCGGCTGCGCCGCCAGTACTCCGTACCAGGGTCTCCAGTTTCGAGCATTGTCTTTCATAATCATTGGCAAGGGAAATCATATCCGTTAATTCGCTTTTCAGCTTCCGAAAAGCCATTATAGCCCCTGCAATTGAAACGAGGGCTGTAATCTGCTTGCCCAACGAACCCATAGCCATAGATAATCCCCGGGCTGATTTACTGGCCTGCTCTGCTTCCCTGCGCCATCCTTTAAGAGCTTTGTCAGAAGAATTGATATGCTTACTGCTCTTATCAAAGCCCTTGGCAAAACGCTCAATAGTAGCCGTGCCATCATCCTTGACAGTAAGCGTAAACCTTATTTCTTTATCACCGGGCATTAATCATCTCCCTTGGACTCCAGCAACAATACAGAAAGAAGAATGGAAATCCTTTCCATCAACTCCAGTCTGTCCGTAATGTCATACTCCTCACATATCATCTTCAATCCTTCTGCGTTGATACTTGCGCCGCCAAATCCGTTCAACTCTATCAAAGCCGGAAAATACTCATTATACAGCAACCAAACAAAGGTATTATCCTCTGACAACTCCACAAGCCCGCATTCTTCGCAAGATGGCCGGGGATGTCCATACGCTTTCTGTTTCCTGCATACATCACATGGGACATCCCTTTTCTCTTTTATATCTTCACTTCTTCTTTTGATCCATCTTGCGAACTCGATAAGTTTTTTTCCTCTTGCTCCTTCAATTCACTGTACTTACTCATTACCAGTCGGGCTACCCGTATGATACAAATACCAAGGCGTGGATAGCCGTAATCAAACAGTTTCACTTTGTTCTCAGTCGTGCATGGAATTACCGTACCATTCTCATCATACAGCCCTGACCAGTCTACCACGAGGCGATCCATAAGCTCTTCCTGGTACTCCTCGCTTTCCTCAATTTCAGTGGTTTCAAAATCAGACAGCTTTCTGTTCTTCAAAAACTGCTGTCTCAATTCCCGCACAAGAGCTGGTGTCAATGGATACACCTTAAACCGAATTTTTGCTCTCTCCTCTTTGCTGTATTCTCCCAACTCGGAACTGTCAAATAATTCATGGTCTGCTGAAACCCAAATTGCTTCCGGAGTTGTCTTAAAAGTAATCATCTTTTGTTTTCTCCCTTGTTTTGTCCTTTACCCATATAATTACCTTACTGACCCCTTAAACGTCGCTCTACGCTTCGAAAAGAGCTTCTAAGCGGGTGTTTTTGACGCATTTATGCCAACGGGTCAGTGCTTCTTGTATTCACTACATAGATACTTAACGGGTCTACTACTGACATTCCCGTGGGTGCAGATGTTACAGCCAGCAACCTGCCTTCCACCTCATGCGGGATCGTCCCGGGTCCTCCCACATTACTTGCAGCACTCAAAAATGTAATTTTCGGAAAATCAAACCGCATTGTATAGTTGGAAGTAGAGCCGGAAATAGCAGGTCCCACAAAAGTGATATCCATTTTCTGGTCTGTATCGTCGTTGATAGCGTCCATAAAAGTATCCAGGTTATACTTATCGAAAGTCAACTTGATTGTGGCTTCTGCAAAATCGTTCTGTACCGGCTGACTCATATCCGAGTACCCGGCTTCGAAATTATCAGCCATCGGCCTCGTATATGTAATTTCAAAACTGGACGGATAAATCTTATCACTGTCAGACAAAGCCCCGCCTGACTGTGAATTCATCCGTACCTTGAAATTACTGTCCATCAATACCACATGCTCTTCATCCGGGTACGTTACACTGGACAAATCCGTGTTGGTCGGGTTTGAGGTCTCAATCTTGTTACCCATTACGTTAAACGAAATCTTTGCCAATTCTCCTATAGTAGCGGATATGGTGAATCCGGTAACCATGCAGCTTGGCACTTCCCAAATCCCGTGGGATGTCCCGGCCTTCTTGATTGCAAGCGTCCCGAAGATATCCGCAATGGAATCCGCCGGGGAATAAGTATTGTAATATGCCGTGCCGTTATCCTGTGTAGGAGTGCCCGCAGTACCCAATGCCATAGCGAGCATCACATCCCATCCTTCATACCGAAGATAGCCATTAAGACTACCTTCCATCTTCTCATTGGTGCGCTCCATGACATAGATATCTGGGTGCCCCAACGAATTATCCGGAACGTATGTCGGAGCTTTTGCACCCAATGATTCATCCGTGATTAAAATACCATCGTCCGCACCAAGGCTGACTGCCGTCCTCCATGTGCTGGCCTTTGCAATCGCCGCTATTATTTCCCTGCCTGTAATGAAATTTGTCATTTCTCTTGCCCTCCTTCAAAATATGTTTTTAACTGACTTACGTCTTAAAGTAATTAGCAGTAGCACTGAGCGTCATCAGCACCACGCCAAACTCATCCATGGAAGCAACCTCAAATGTTAGAGAAAGCCCCCACACATTACCGTCCAGTGTTTCATCCGCATATATAACCTTTTCCATATCTGCCGCAAGATTCATCGCCTCTTCCAGGGTATCGCTCATTTTCTTTACATAGCCGAATACCTCTACAGTCACGGGCACATCATAGGTAACTTGGTCCGTTTGCCTGCTCCTGTCTGCCCGTGCTGAAGCAATGTATATTGCCGGAAAAGATTTGGCAGAATCTATTGACTCAAACTGTTTCTTGATATTCGTTAACAAAATAGTATTGTTATAGCCGTCGGACGCATCAATATTCCCCAAATCAACGGCAATCCTATCAACAATTGTCTTTAATATGTTTGCGCTCATACGAATTTTACCCCTGCCCTTTCCAATAAACGCACAATGTTAGGTATTTCATCCCTGATTGCTGGCTCTAACCATTTCCGTGGTTTCACAGTCCTGGCCGGAATACGTACCTTTTTGACAATCACACTTTCACCACCCATCTTGAAAGCCAACGCTTTTTTAGCCCTTGGCACTATTGTAAATGCCGGAATCGTAAACCCTAACTCCCAAGCCCTTCCATACTCAACATTAGTGCCAACATGAACCTGAAATAGATTTCCTATATGATAAGCCCCCGTACTGGGCATTTTTGTTACACTTGAACGCAATCTGCCTGTCCGAACTTTCAAAGCAGCACCGGTCAAATAATGAGTCTTTGCTCTTCTCAGAACCAATTCTGCTGAATCAGACAAAGCCTGCTTTATCTGTTCCTGTCTTTTCTTTGGAAAGGCATGAATAATCCTGCGCCACTCATACCATTTCCGGGCATCTATTCCCGTCTCACTCACTGTATCCTCCGCTCTTCATCAACCATCAGCTTAAAATCAGGCAGCAAATTATTCTCCAAACCAGCAAAACTTATCGACCCGCTGCCGGACGGATTGGACTTGGAGCTCACATCCCACTCCTGGTTACGAGCCTGCTTAAACCAGTGTGCAGCCTGTCTTACGAGCACCTGTTTATATCCGCTTGGAAAAGAAGTGTCTGTATATCCCGCTGTATACACCACCTTGATATTCTGATTGCAGGCAAAAAATCGGCTATTGTAATAAATAATACCCCGCTCCAAATCCACTTGGAAATCTTCAGCGTCTATTTGTGTATCTGAACCATATTCCCAATCCGGATCGTCATACAGTATCACGGAAGCCTTGGATTTCACCGGATAGTTTTTAAGCAGTACAATATTATAGCACTCAGCCCCGTTATGGTATTCTGTATGTTCTGTTTCAGCCCACGTTCTGTTTGTAAGCCTGTCCAGCAAGTCAATTACAGCGGATGATAGACTATTCAACAGATTATCATAAGTCGTATCTGCCAAATCCATTCCTATCTCTGTTTTTATGTCGTCAATTGCTATGAACGCCATTTCTCAAAAACCTTTCAATGATTCTTTTTAATGTTCGGCCTGTTTCGTTCCATGTATAGTATCTGTCAATTTCCTTGGCTGCCCGTTTTCCCTTTATTGCCGCTGTACGATAATTATTCCGTACGTACCACATCTTTTCAACCAAGCTATTCACGGAAGCGTGTGCACCTTTAGTCTTCACTCCATAGTCAATATCAACAAGACTGTATTCAAGCGGGATAGCATTTTTCTTGTTTGCATATTCCGTTACACCGCCCCATGGTGTGTATACACACGGTAAGCCCGTAGCCATCGCCTCAGCCAAGGGCAAACCGAAACCTTCACCATAGCTTGGGAAAATAAAGCAATGTGCAAAGTGATATATCTTGACAAGATCTTTAGCCGATAATTTACGACTGTCCATAATCACGTTTCCAGAACGTTCCAGTTTCCCTTGTCCCGTTGTTTTGCAGACCAGCATAAAGTTAGCCTGCTTGGAAAAGCTATACCAAGCATTCATCACGATTTCCCAGCCCTTCCTGCGATTGGGAGCACCCACCCAAAGAAAGACAAAAGGCTTTCTATCACTGTATACACGCTTCTTATAAGTGAATACATTCGTGTCAACCCCCAATGGGCAAACTTCTACAAGCTTCTTTGTATACTTCCGGAACGTGGCCGTTGAAAACTTGCTTGTACACACAATCAAATCCATCTGATTAGCACCATCTATGTATTCCTGCGGCAAGTCTGGGGACTCCCATGCTGTATATAGTATATTTATCTTTCCCTTTACCGGACGGACAAGATGAGCAGGACTTTGATGTAGTACCACATCCGCATCATCACTGAATTTAACGCTTAGACGACGTAAGGCATTTTCCGTCTGAGTAGCATGTACCCCAAACCCAAGGCTGTTCGCCACACCTGTATCTTCCGTAGATGCCGGTATGCTCTGTAACTCTAACATGCCTGCTCCTGCATAATGTTGACAAGCCGCTGTGCTGCCAACGGCCACGTAAATTTTGAACGTATCCTTTTACTGGCACGTTCCCCTTTCTTTAAGGCCGTTCTATAGTCACCGACTACCTCAATCATTCTTTCCACAATCTCTTCCACTTTCGGAAACGCCCCGGTAACGGACTGAACTTTCTCCCCTGTTTGGTCTATGATATCCACCTCATCTAAAAAATGACTTACCGGGTATCCCACAGTCTCATCAAAGAAATCTGTCACCCCTGAATATTCCGTGGCTATACATGGCAGCCCCGTCCGCATAGCCTCGGCCAATGTAAGCCCAAACCCCTCTCCCCGTGTAGGGAAAATAAAGCAATGTGCAGAATGATAAAGCCGTATCAAATCCTTTGTAGAGAGCTTACGCCCGTCAAGAATGACATTTCCCCTGCGTGAAACCTTGGGATACTTCGTCGTTTTTAGATACAGCTCTACACCGGGCAACTTTGCAAAGTCCGTCTTTTCCCAAATGGCTATGACTTCTTCCCAACCCTTCCGAGGATTAGGCGCACCTACCCACAGAAACCGAAACGGTTTATTATGTGGTATCTTTCTTTTCTTGTACGCAAACACGGGCTCTACTCCATGCGACACCACAAATATCTTTTCTTTATCAAACCATTTACTGAACAAATCCCGCACCCACGTTGACGGAGTTATCAAAAAATCTGCCCGCTGTATATTAACAACCCACTCCTCAGGCATTGTTTCAGCTTCAAACATGGTGAATAGCCAATTTCGCTTGCCCAGCACCTTTCCCTTGAAAAACTCAGGAGCAACAATAAACAAAACATCTTCCGCTTCTGGTGTAATGTCTGCAATCTTCTCAACGTATTTACGCAATGTATTATTATGCACAGCATACCCGAAAGCATTGCCTATGGTTTTCTCTTCCGGAATCCACGTAGCCCAATGAATCTTGAATCTGTTAGAAGTATTTTTCATCTGCATCCTTTACAATTGATGAATGCTGTATCAATCCAAGCCCCGCCCATACGGACAACCCAAACAGTGCCCGCCGAGGCTTTACAAACAACTGACTGCTTAACAAAAAATAAAAGTTTTCAAACTTGGGAATATACCCCGCTATGTATTTCCATTCTTCCGGTAATCTGTTCTGCGCCTCACGAATAGAGCGTTTATGGCCGTACTTTGGAGCAGAACATATATTAGCGTACCAGTCCCGGAATATCACCACCCAGCCTATTTCATATTCCCGCTCCTTAAACTTTCGCTCTATTGCCAGCAAATCCGGGAACTCCCCGCCATGCGGGACGCTTCGCCTGAATACAATATCTTTCCCCTTCATTTCCCTGGGAAACAGCCCGCCCACTACAAAGTCATCCAAGCGCTGCTTATGCTCAAAATCACCGGCACACCCAGCCATACAAAACAACTGTGTTACTAATTTTGTCCCCGACGATTCCGGGCCGACCACCAAAAAAGCCTTTTTCATGTAGTCAATTTCCTCGCTGTCCTGTCACAGTCAAATATACAGTCCCGTCCACACGGCTTATAACTATCATCCGGTGTATATAAGTCAATATGCCCCACCCCACCATCCCAAAGAAGCGCACTATAACAAGGTAAAACCTTACCGTCAGGCAACACCATGAAATAATCACCGCCGGCATTGCACATAGGAAAATGTTTCGGCTCCCATCTTGTCGCTATGGTAGAGATGTATGAAACTTTACCGTTCCCCGAATCCAGATTTCTTATCATCTCCAGTTCATCCGGGTATTCTTCCCAATCAAACCCCTGCGACAGTACATGGTGCACATTTACACCAATACCAGCCTTGACAAACTCAATAATAGCTTCAATGGTACGTCGTATATTCTCCGGGGTAATAACCACTGTCACACGAGTATTTATACCTTTACTCCTGAGTGTGGCAATATTCTGCAAGAACTTTTCTTTATTTACATCATGCCAGCTTGCAGTCCACCCCTTGCAATTATGTGCAGGGTAATCACTTGGATTCTGCAAAGTGTTTGATGTCAACCCCCATGTACAACCCACCGGTAAATGTGCCAACAGTTTTGGAAGGCCTGGAAAGATGGTAGGCTCCCCACCGGTCAATTCAAGATGAAAAGGCGCAAAACGCTCAAATTTTCTAGCCCAATCCTGCCATGTGCACTCCCTTTCAATAAGCCACTCTTTCCCGAAGCAAAGGAGCTTATAGCCTTCCCCCGTATTCTTTTCCGTTCTGTAATCGCAATATGGACACTTGAGATTACATCTCCACGTAGGTACAAAGATTATCTTCCGCATTTATAAAATCCTTTTCATCTTTACTCTTGCAATTATTTCTTTGCCTTCTTTCTTCTGATGGAACGTATTTTCTTTTTTTCCGACTCAATGCTGACATCTTCATCATCACTTGAAGCATCCACAGACTCCTCCAGAGCTTCAACTTCTTCCTCTGCATCCTCAGTAGTCAAAGACTCAGGAGATTCATCAACCGTCACAAACACCTCTTTTATTTTCCATAAGCAGGTCCGCTTGTATACAGACGAAACCGGTTTACCGGCCTTTACCTTCTCTTCATGTCCATCTTCCCCAGATACTCTCACAAAATCCTGGTCAAATACCAATTCCGTTCCACCGCATATACGACAGCCAAGGTTGATAAAGCCTTTAGTAGTTATCGTTTCCTCATGTCCACATTTTACACATCTGAATTTCATTTTATCACCACCTTTGTTTTGTCGTTGGATAGCATTCTTACTTCCCCACCGCATTTCGGGCATTTCCCGTTGTTCAGCTCCCTTACAAAGCTTACAACGTGGCATTTCTCACAAACGCAGCATTCATCATTGTTTTTATCTTCTGTCGTTATCATAGCAACTCCTTTTTGATAGTGGGGCAGGGAATAATCCCCACCCCACATAATCATCATCAAGACGCCGCAGTCAGCAACCGGACGAACCCATTAGGCAAGGCCATTTCCATCCCCCATCGCTGATACAACTTGAACCGTGTCCTGTTCGTGGTAAACAGGCCATACGGGTCAACGGAAAGTGCCGTGGCATCAAGCCGTCTACCTACGGCAAAATACCGCAAGTCGCAGAAGGCAACAAAGGCGGTATTCGCTGCTGATGTGCTGGGCATCTTAACCACCTCGCTGTACGGATACCCCCAGATAGTTCCGGACATCGGCGCACCCACCGTCTCAATAAAGATAGGACGGCCATTATCATCCTTAAGACTCCGGATGTAATGAAGTATCTCACCGTGCATGAAGAACCGGGCTCCCTGCTTTTTCAGCCCGTCCAGCTTGGCAATCATCTGGCTAAGGGCGCTTGCAGAAATCGCACTGAAGCTGGTAGAACCAGAAGCCAGCACAACACTGTACCCGGCTTTAGCCGTGAGAATACCAGAACAGACATCAGAGCCGTCACCATTAAACGCCTCATTATCTATCTCAAGTCCAGCCGCCTCAGCCATCGCCTCGGTAATCCAGGAAACAATGTCAGACCGGGAATCCGCAAGTGTAGTGTTTCTCACAGCCGCATAAGCTGAAAGCTCCGTGGCATTCAGTTCGCACTCGGATATTGTAGGCTCGCTCTCAGACGTAGTATTGCCCCATCCAACAGTTACCCCAGCCGTCTCAACCGGAATGGACTGCTTCTCAGAAGTCATATCCCACAGCCTTGTATACTGGAGCACAACCGACTTTTCACGGGCAAAAGCCACAATCTCAGACTCCACAATATCCGGGACCGGGAATACATTACCACTGTCACCAATGGCCGTCCTGGTTTCCGGATGAACGTCCCCGTAAATCTCATTGAGCTTTCTGCGTGCGCTCCAATCCTGGTGTACACCGGCCCTGATAACCAGGGTAAAGTACTTGGCAAGCTCCACACGTTTTGCCTCGTCAATCTGATGAAGCGGATGTGCAAGCTTATCCATCAGTCGCTTACCCTGCCTGGCCATGTCATACCGGACAACGTCCCCGATATCACCAAGAGGATCGTCATCACCAGATTTCCCCTGCGGAATCGGAAAGCCCTTCTTAGCAGCCTCTTTATAAGCCGCAAGCTGCGCCTGAAGCTCCTCCACACGCTGCTCAACAGATTTGGAACCCTGTACCTTTTCCTCAACCGTCTTGGCAAGGTCATGCACAAGGTCAGAAAGCTCCTTTATCGGATCTTCCTGTTTCGGCTTTTGCCGATTCAGTTCCTTACCTTCTTCGTCAAAGAGCACGGTATCCATGGACAGGATTTCATCCTGCGTGGCTTCCCGCAGCTCTCCATTCTCGTCCTTTACAAAAAATTTCATGATATGCGCCTCCTATAATGCTTTCAGTTTTTGTGCGAGATTGGTTAGCTCTTTCACCAATCCCGATATATCGGCGGTTACAACGGGTTTCCGCTTTTGCACACCGCCAGTAGTCGCTGATTCTTTCGGATTGAGAATCTGCTCATACAAACCATTGTCCGTTGTCGACTCTTTAGACTTGCCGTCCTGGTCAACTGACGATTGATTTGCATTGGCTTCGTCAAGCACCTCCTGAATCAGCGATTGAGCCTCTGTCAAACGCTTCTTGTTCTTTGCATTGAGTACAGCCCCTGCCTTCTGAATCTGTACCTCCAATTTTGCAAGTTCCTCTTTCAAATCCTTCCATTCCTCAAACTGTATACTGAACAAATCCTCCCAGAACTTTTCATCATCTGCTGTATAGAAGTGATATTCCGGTACAGGCTTGTCAAACTTCTTATAATACGCTTTCAGGAAATTGTAAGCCTTTTTCCTGTCCGCCTCTGGGATGTCCACACCGCCCCTGGCGCCAAGGACAGCCCCCATTGCGCGCATTACCCCGCCCCACTTGGCTTTGAGTGTACCTCCAATCACATCGGCGAAAAGAAGTTTATATGAACCAAGCTTCTCCGGGTTTTTGGAGTCGTACCATACAAAGGCTTTCTGATATTTTTTCCAGTCAATATCGTCACCGCCTGCCCACTTACGTACCCGTTTTTCAGCGGCCGTGACATCCCAGGACGCCCCCGAATCAAGCGGCAAGCCCTTAGCCCCGCCTATGGCTTTTTCATCCTCTGTGGATACATTAGCCTGTCCCGGCCCCGGCCTTTCAACACGGCGCATAGTTCCTTCACACTGCGGGCAAGTAATATCTTTACAATGCTTGGTAGTCTCCATCTGATAGCCACACTGTATACACTCACATGTATAACTCTTTTCGCTGGCCTCCAGTTTTTCCGGGACTTGCACGGTAACGGCTGTCTCCTCTTCTATTTCCACGCCCTTGCTCTTTATCTCTTCCAGTTCTCCAATAATGTCTTCCTTGTTTTCCGGTTCTGGTGCGCCTTTGCCAATCTCCAGGTACTCGTGGTATATAGAGTACCCTTTGCCCTTCACCGCATTCTGCAATGCCTCAGGATTGGACGGGACTGCACACCCGGACAATTCCAGAAGCTCCTGCTTGAGATACCTCCGACCAATGCTATACAGTTGTTCCCTAGCATCATCTTTCTCCAAGGGCTCCCACTCAAATGGAATGAATCCAACCGAGCTGGCATTGATAATCTTTTCCCCGTATAGTTGAAAAATCATATCAGCGAATGGATACAGCCCCTCTGTGGGAAACTTAATTGTAAAATCCATCCGGGCGGGGTTCCGTCTGCGAATTACCTTCTGAGCCGCCGCCAGCGGTACGCTGCGATAATCGTGCGCCCACAGGAATACCGGGTTTTTAAGATAATTCTCCAGCTTCCAACCCTTTACCGTAATGATATCACCATCCCTGTCCTTGGCCTCTGTAGTGCCCGTCATGGTAAGCGTCCGCTTCTCTGTATCCACCGCTTTCACTACAGATACCATATCAGAAGCATACAGCTCCTTTCCATCATGTTTTACAGCTTCTCCCTTGCCATCCTTGACTATATAAGCCATTTTTCTTCCTCCTTTATTCTAAGCTTTCCGGTACGACTACCTCTATACATCGACAGTTAATCACATTCCCAGGTGCGCCATTAGGGTCCCCCGGATACATTATCGAATCACCATCCACAACCCACGGCACCCCCACCTTCTTCTTTATCCCATGCATATCTATATGACTATACTGATCCCCTGGAGCAAGACCACGCACCCGCTCATCCAAAGCGGTAAACCATTCCACTTCTTCAAATCCTGATTGCACAATCCCCTCATGCCTGCCAAAATTAGCTGCCCCCACTGTTTCAGTCCTGGCAATAGTTTTTGCCCGGCCTACAGATACGTTGAATACATTCCTCACCCGCTCTGCAATATCATCTACCGATTCACCAGCGGTCACACCTGCAACCAATTCCCTGTTCAAGTGCTTCTTTACGGTATCCACCACACCCTTTATTTTCAGTTTCTTCTTTTCCAGAAAATGCACTACCACCGGGTCTGTCAAATCCAAATCAATAGCCATTCCCACCTCGTTAGCAAGTCCGGCAATCGCTGTCTCCAAAGCCGCAGAATGCGCCCGGCCACCTACCTTTGCAATCTCTTCAGACTCTTCCGCAAATAATTCGTTGGACAAATCATCCACCGTTTTCTGATACAGTAATTTCAAAGCCTTCTTACGCATTGAATAGAATATTCTCTTTACATTGCTTTCCAAACGACTTTCAATCGGGGATAACCGCCGTACAAAGCCTTTCCATGTAGCCTCAAGTGCCCTGTCCCTGTCGCTTTTCAACAGCAGGATATTTTCATCCGCAACTTTCTCCACATCAATAATCTTATCCCCATCCTCTCCACTGGAAGGAGTCACCGGCGCATTATCTCCCACGGGAATAACTGAAATCGGAATATACGCATAATCACGCCAAGGCTTATTCTCAAATCCAAGCTCAAGTCTGCTATTGATTTCATTGGCTGTGAACCCAAGCTTGGCAAGAATTTCCGCTGTCTTTACCTTGTCTGAAAAATCCTCGTGCAACGCCTCAATGGACGAAATATCAAACACCAGCCGATAATCAGTGCCTACAAAGAAATAGGAATTGAACGCACTCAATATCAACCGCATCAACGGCAAGTTGGTATCCTGCCACCATTCCTTGCGCTGTTCCCGTGCTGTAGCATAGTTCAAATCATCAGTCACGCTTACAATGGCTTTTTTCATGCCGAATATCTGAAGTATGCGCTCCTGGTCGAACTTTCGCAGGTTGTAAAATTCCATGTCGTGGTGCGTCAGGGAAGTCTGGCTGAATTGCAAGCCCTGCTCCAGTATCATCAGTTTATGAGCGTCACGATATCCGACATGCCGGGACTGTGTCTGCTCTTTCAGCCGCTGATACTGCTTATCACTTAGTCTTTCCTTTGTTGACAGTACACCGCTTGCAGTTGCACCATTCTTGAAAAATTGTGCATTGTAATATGCCGCCCGGTAATCCGTCTGTATAGCTATCTTGCCGGCATCCAGCGGAGACTGCCCCATAATCGGGTCATTCGGATTCCAAAGCCGAATTGAAATCACATCTTCCGGTGCAAGCCGTATAGTGCGTTGCCCATTCCCCTTGGCAGAATAATTCCAACCAGCCAACTGCCCGTTACTATCCCGCACCGGTGACATGAATTTTCGGCTGACTACCCACAGGCTATCAGGGACAGTCCCTGACTGCCCGGGCGGGAAAGGCACTGCCCACACATGCCCTGACAGCAATAGATAACTGATAAGACCTTCCACAAACTTGTATTTATCAGCAAGATAATTTGGGCTGTCAAACAGTACTTGCCAGGGGTTGTCTTCCGGAACCGGTTCATAATCATCTTTTACACACTGCTCCACTATAAGCGGGACCTGGCTTATCGCCCGGGCTGTGGTGGATATGCATATGTATACAAGGTCACTCTTGCCATACGGATTATCCACCACATCCTGGTCTATACCCAATGCTATATTCTTGAGAAAGGCTGCATCCCAAGCGCTTCTCGCCTGGCCTACCGCCCCAATTAATCTGGACAGTCTATTCACTTGTCCTTTCTCCTTTTGTCTTTTTCTACATCACCAAGCAGAAAATTGATAAGGTGTTTCGTCCACAAGCCAATGGTGCTTATTATACATACCCATTTCACCATTTCCAACAGTGGTGTGTAGTCAACCATCATTTCGTCGTTCCCCGCCTTTCAGTTTCCCGTTTAACTCGCCAATAGCAAGAAACACCCTGCGAAGCTGTTCGTTCTTCTCCTGCCTGTCCATGCTGATTTCATGCGTCAAATCTTTAATGTCTTCTTTCAGTTCGCCTATCTTATCACATAACATAGCCTGACACGCCTGTTGCTCCTGCTTGAAATGTGCCTCAGTCATGTATACCAATGTGCCATTCTTTCTGTATAGTCCCCTATTGAGTTTCTCGATATCCTGTGTGTGATTTTCCACCCGCTGCTCAAACTTTCCCCACAAAACAGCCCCACCGAAAAGAGCCACCAGTCCCGAAACAAACGCCGAAGTCGTGACCACACTTGCAAGATCCATATTATGCACAATCCCCTTTCACGATATTTTCTTCAAGTCGTTGATTGCAAAAGTCACCGCACCTTTCAAAGCCAATCCCGCACCCAAGGCTGATGTATACGTTGCCGTTATTGTCAAAATCCGAAGCCCGTCATCATCCGTACCCGTTATCTGTAAGTCATCATCCGTCAACACTATATCCTCTGCAGCCGCTAGAGAGGATACCTCAACATCTTCACGGGAGTTAATTATATTACCGTCTCTGTCTGTCAGTGTCCATTTCATAGAGTCCGGGACGACCGCATCCCCGTCCTCATCTTTAAAGTATACAGTAATTGCATATGTACTTTTTTCATCTGCATGTGTAGTGATGATATCCGTCATATTGTATACATCCTTTTACTATACAGTTTAACAACCTTGCTATACAGTACACAGTTCCTTACTATACAGTACTCCGTTCCTTACTATACAGTCTTTTACTATACAGTTCCTTATCATACAATTATTACTATACAGTTCCGTAATCATGTTACCCCACTACACATCAAACGTTATTATTGGTTTTCGGGCTGTGAAAGCCATACTGGGCTTCTTTGCTGTAAACGTCATTGTTGGTTTCTTTGCCTTAAAAGTTATGTATACTTGTCCCTGTGGAACATTCGCCACGGTAAACGTCCAGGTACTCCCCACAACTGTATACAATCCATCATCAACCACTACATACCAACTATAAATCGTGCCACTATCCCTATCCGGCCATATTACGCTGGCGGTATCCCCTGAAGACACTCCTGTATCTTCACCAATCAGGCTGTCATCGGCCGCATTGTAAAACGATACATCCAGT